TGCCCTTGGGTTATGGCAGATCACCAAGAAATGCCTTAAAGCACTGGACAAATATGAGGGCTATCCTAACCTTTACACGAAAAGGTTTTTGAATACTGAGCATGGCAAGGTAATGATTTACGTGATGTGCGATCAGGACAGCGTATACCCGCCTTGCGACAGTTACCTTAGCTCAATAGCGGATGGGTATTTTGACTTTGACCTCAATAGCAGGTTGCTGAAAGCCGCTGTGGAACACAGCTACACCCATCAAAATAATGGCGTTAGCTTGGATTTTATGAGAGTATAGATCGTTGCATCCCCTATTGGCCCCGCTTCGTGTGGGGTCTTTTTTTGCGCTTGTTTTTTCCGAGCCGTTTAGTGGCCCTGTAAAAACGAAACTATTTCACGTTTCTCATGCTTACTTGCTTTGACCTCTCAGTCTCCCATTTAGCCTCTGAGATTCGCATTATCCGTTTTGCCGTTTCAGCCTTTACCCCCAGAGTCATAGACTCTAGATAGCGTGGTTCCCAATCAGTGTGGGTGCGAGTCAACCCTTCTGCCATAACGCCAGATGCTTTGTTTCTCATGTGCGCCATCTTGATTGCGGCCTCCCACGCTTTAAAGCTGGACTCCACCGCGACTAGTAATAGCTGGGCAGTCTCATAATCCTCAATTGATCTTTGCCACGCATCAATGCACCGATCAAGCGGGTCAGCTTTCGGCGGGGTATATTGCTGGCCCCTGTATGTATCATATTCATTGTTCATTTCGCTTTCTCCTAAGCAATTCATCCATGCTCACATCAAAAAACTCCGCTAACTCTTGAACCACCGTCACCCTAGGGTTAGATATTAGTGATAGCATTCTGCTAATGGCTGGTTGCGGAATGCCAGTGCTTCGGGATAGGTCGCTTTGGTTGATATTATGCTCTCTCATTAGCCTGAATACGTTTTGAGACAAAGCCTCTCGCCTATATTTTTCTTCTATCTTTCTTATCCTGTTCATGCCTTTCTCCTATTTCATTAAAAATTCAATGTCGCGAATACAATCCATATTGACCTGCTGTGTCGTATACCTTAGAACCCGCCATCCGTGAATTAATGCCGCGTTGTATTTAATGCAATCTGATGAGTATCCTGAGCCCCTAGTGTGGCGACCCTTAGAGTAAACACCCCCCTCAACTTCAACCGCTAGTTTTAGCATTGATGGTATATCGCCAATTACGAAGTCAAAGCGCCACTTCCTAGTGGGGTGAAACTTAAATTCTCTGTGGAACGGTATTTTGTAATGCTTCAATAGCACCGCTAGCGCGTACTCGCCCGTTACCTTAGTCATGCCGACTGCCTCCGTAACCATAGTTTTCTGGTGGTGGCTCAACAAATAACCTGCTCGCATCATCAAAATTAAATACCGCTTCACCTATCTGACCGTACATACCCTGCTCTCTGATCTTTCGGGTTATGACCCTACTGCTGTTATTGTCAAAGTCTCTGTGGACTACCACCACGGCATCCGCTTGGTTATGCCAATGAGCCGCGCCGCTGATGTCGTAGGCTGTCGGAGCTTGGTATCCGTTGTGGTCTTTCTGTAACTTGGTCGGGTGAGCCACTACCCATGTCACGATGTCATACATCTTGCAAAACCTTTTGCACTTGCTGATAAAGTCTCGGATATGCTCATCCTCTCGGTAGCTTCCTTTCCTGCTGGCATCTACCTCATTGTATGGGTCTATGACTATCCCATTGCATCCGAACTTTTGTATGCTGACCTTGGCTAGCTCCAGAATTTTATCTATCGTCGGGATATGCTCTCTGGTTTCAATAAAGTAAAAATGATCTTTTATCCACCGCATCCCCTCAGTCGCTTCTTTCTCTGACATTCTGCCGTTGAACCCTTCATCAAACGGTTTTCGGTTATACATCTGCAAAAGCCTCCTGATGTGCATCTTGGTTGACTGCTCTGGTGAGAAAATCACAAACTTCCATTTATGGTTTTTCGCAAGCTGTAACAAACATTGGTCCAAGAATGTACTCTTGCCGTGATTAGGTATGCCCGTCCAAACATGGAAGGTGCCTTTCATAATTTTGTATATCTTATCTAGCGAGTGGTATCCAATATTCACTGGCTTGGCATAATTGCCCCTGTATAAATCCATGACCTCTTTATAATAATTACCCACGGTATAGAGCCCGTCAACTGGGCAGGGTCTAGCGTTTTGTATCAACTCATAAAGGTATTCTTTGCCGTGAACCAGTAACACCTCATTGGCATCATTACATCCTTTTGGCGGGACAACGTACCAACATTTGACCTTGCCGTACCTATGCAACAACTCCAGTTTTAGGTTGTCCCCCGCTCCATCGGCATCGCAAAACAAAATTATCTTGTTTGCTTTGAGGGGGTGGGTCTGTAGGCATTGGAATCGCCTATCGTTTTCTTTGTATGCCGCTTTAGCTGGAGCCCCATCTGGCAGGGTGGTCACTGCATAAAACCCGCACTCATGGGCCGTCAGCACATCTAATTCGCCCTCAACAAATAAAACCGTATCTGCCTCCGCTACTGCTTGATAGTTGTAAAGTGATTTAACTGGGTCTTTGCTTTGCCTGAACCTTTTTACCGTTGTATTTTTATATTTGATGTTGTCGCACTTGCCCGACTCGCCGTTATAGGGAAAAGCTATCCACGTTTCCTTTTCTGAAAATGTACTAAATGCCTCATAAGTCTCTTTTGAAATGCCCCTTGATTTAAAATAATCATCTAAGAATGACGATGAGCTTAAAACAAAGTCTTTCCGCATTGGCTGGGCTTTCCTAGGTGTGCCAGACAATGCGCTTTTAGCCATGACCCCGCCTTTACTTTCGCAGTGGTGGCAGAAGAAAATTATCTTATCCATACTTATCTCTACGGATAACGGCCTATCGTTTGAGTCATGGGGTGGTTGGCATTCTGGGCATTTGATCTTGTAATTACCCTCGTCTAAGTGGTTGCACTTTATTCCATGCTTTTCAAATATCTCATCCTGCAAGGTCATTTTTAGTCCTTTTATTTCGTGATGGCGGGTTTCTATAATGTATATCTAATGTATTGGCGGACACTGGTGGCCTAAGTGGGTGGACACTGGTGGCCGAGGTAGGGTGGACGCTGGTGTCCATACCCAGTTTGTACATATTTGTTTTTCCAAAGCGTTTTTGTATCGTGATATACCCCAAATCTTCAAGGGTAGATATGCACCTACGCACTGATCTGTCAGAGACACAACATATTTCGGCAAGGTGTTTTTCGGATGGAAAGCATCTGTGTGTTCGTTTGTTTGCGTAATTAGCAAGCATGAACAGCACTAATTTAGTAGTCGGGGTCGGGCAGGTAAGGGGTCTTACCCAATTAATTGCGTCTGTACTCATAAGCCCATTATGGGCGTATTATTTATTATTGCAAGAGGTAAAAGTCGTTTGGCTCAACATTGCCTTGAGTTGCATTATGGATTACTTTCATGTCCTCGGTTCTAGGAATTCTTTGACCACTGCACCACTTCACCAGAGCGTGATAGCTAAACTCTGCCGAGTGATCTTGACGAGCAACTTCAAGGAATTGCTTTTGAGTCATTTTATTTTCTTTAAGCCAAGCTGATAATTTCATAAGTCCACCGCAATAATCTCCACTGGACAAAAGCGCTGATTTTTAGCTTACTTTGTCCACCTAAATAGCATGGTATCAAATAAGCTCTTGCATAACAACCCATATTGTCCCATAATTAGCCCATTAACTGATATAAGGTGCATGACGTATGGCGAACTCCCCCCCGAACAAACCCAACTTAACGCAAACCCCCATCACTGGGAGGCACCCTGTACTTGCGCCTAACGGCGGTGACAACCTTGAGGGTAATGATACTATGCAAGACATAAAAACGAATGACGCGCTCATTGCGGCGCTATTAGAGGCACAAAAGAACATTGGCCACGCTAACAAAAACGGCAAGAACCCTTATTTTACAAGTGACTACGCTACCCTTGAGGAAGTCATTACCACTGTAAAGGGGCCGCTAAATAAAGAGGGCGTATTTTTTCAGCAAATTAGCCATGCC